TGTAACGCGATACCACTCATAGATCTCTGTTCTATCGCCCTAACCGAACCTAGGTGTCCCATCCTGTCGATGGCCTTTATCTTGTTCTCGATCGAGTTAAGGATCATATCGATTGATTGTCCCGAAGGCTGTAACAACGATGGTCTAAGGCCGGGATCTAGTTCATTAGGTATTGTGATGATAGCACCGGCACCTGCTCCCGCTTCTGTGTCTATCGTCTTTACGAGTGTGGGATGTCCAGATATCCTTATAGTTTGTTCTACTTCTGAAAGTTCATTATAGATGGCATTTTGCATATCTGCGATATCATTTATGTCACTGATTCCTATGCCCCTAGTGTGTGACCTTTGTGCGTATACGAACACACCTGGTATCTTGCCTAAAGGGTTAGGTAATTCTTCTATCAGTCTTAATTTTTCTTTCTCGTCGGGTTGGTATTCCTCGACATAGATTTTTTCTTTTGTGAAGGTCCTTAGGTAATTCTTAGTGTTTTGTTGATATGCCCTCTGTTCCTGTTCGAGCAGTCTAAGGAAACTTAATTCATACAATCCATTAGGTTGTCTTTCGAACTCCCAGTCTAGTATGTTTTCCGGAGTAAAGATACTCAGGTAAGGTCTTAGACCTTGTGCCAGTTCGTCCGCCCTTGTTCCTACCTGTGTGCTTGGTTTATCGACCAACACTAGGCAGTGTCCGTAGATGCTAGATTGTATGTTGACATCCCTCATAAACTGATTTAGATCCCTTCCTTCTAGGTCCGCGTCTTTAAGGAACGCTTCTATTTCTGGTGTTCCTTCTAGGTTACCTAGATTCCTCTCGGGATCGTTCCTGAATAAAAAGGAATTATAGATGTGTATTATGCTCTTACAATGGTTATCTAAAGGTGTCTGTGCTATCCTACCGATGTATTCCGATGAGTTCTCCATCACATACTTGGTAAGGTAGTTTCCCATCCTGTATTGGGCACCACCGCTGTATGAACGCTGTAGGAAATTCCACCGATTTATGTAGTTCACATACTCGTCGTGTAGGGGAATTCCATCGAAATTAGGTTGTCCGTAATCGTTGCCGGTGTTTGTTAGACTATAATCTGCCATTTGCTACTCCTGTCTGAAAATTGAATCTCTGCGGTTCTACCTCTGTCCTTGCCTTGGTTATCGGATAAAGAAAACTTATTAGATATCCTAAAGAGTCGTTTGCGTGATCCCATCCTTCGTCCTTTGTTGGCAGATTTGTGCCCTGCTTATAAGTGTGTCTTATTAAACTATTTATTAGGTTCTTTGCCTTAGGGTCTATTAACACCCCTCTGATACCCATCGCACTACACAACTTACTGTTCACACAATTTATCCTGTCACGGATGCTCATATGGCGGCTAGGCATCTTGACGATGAAGCCCGCATTCTGAAGTATCGAAGCATCAGTCCTTCTAGCGGAACTAGTCCTCCTCTGCCTCGCGGCCGGATCCGGATAGGCATAGATCTTCTTGCCTGGATACCTACGATGGATCTCTTCACACAACTCATCTGTGTTAGAACTCCATATCTGTATCTCATCGAACACATTTATGATATTGTCTTTGATGTAACTCACCGTTGCGAACATAGGATTCAAGTTAAAGTCAATTCCTATGTGTATAGCCGTCACATCCTCTGGTAGTGTGATGTTCCTTACATTGTGTTTTATATCGAATCCGTAGTAGATGATTCCAGAATAGGTCTCGAATGTTGCTTGGTATTCTTGACGAAATGTTTTAGCGTCTAGGTCCTTCTTGGCCTGCTCTATTTCATCTTCCGGCACGAAGCCGCCGTCTATGGTAGTGAATTGCCAACTAGCCCAATTGTCATCTGTTATCTTTTGTCCCTGTTGATATAAGTCGTGAAACCAATTTAGTCCCTTAGGTGTGCCTGTGAAAAAAACGTGTCCTCCGGTATCTGACAGCGTAGGTCTAAGAACTTCCTTCCAAGCGTGTTCGGAAATATCCGCCGTTTCATCGAGCACTAGGTAATCTAGTCCAACTCCACGAAGTGATTCTGGATTATCTGCTCCCCGCAATGCTATCCTACTACCGTTCTTAAGGTATAGGGTTAGTTCAGCCTCGTTCGCTTTCTTGACCCAATTCAATTCGTTTAGCATCTTCTTAATCTGTAACCATACAACCTGTTTCGCCTGCCTGTATGATGGTGCGACATACCAGCACAACTTATTAGGTTGCCTCGCGAAATAAGCCAATTGTCTTATTGCTAAAAATGTTTTCCCGAAACGACGCCCTGTCACAAGGACTTTGAATCTAGCGGGATGTTCCGCGACTTGCTTTTGCGGTAGTGATAACTTCATTAGGCATCTTCAGGCCAAGGTAAAGGTTCGTTGCTTTCGGTATCTTGTGGTGTGTCCGACTGCTCTAGGTAATTTTTTCCTAGGAAAATCAACATCCTCACATCCTTGTCTTTTACCGCTTTTTCGTATTGCGCTCTTCTTAGACCTTTTTTACCTTCTGCTCTGCCTTTTTCTATTACATCTTTGTATCTCTTTTTAAGATTGTCCACGCTGGTGTTCATCACCATCGCTATCTCTTCGTAACTACACATAATAAGAGCCAATCGCTCTATCATTTCTTTGTCTAGTTTGTAAGCCCTAGGTGATTTCGCCATTATAATTTCTTCTCCTGACAGATGATCCTGAAACTCCTAGCATCGGTATCGCCCTGTGAAGTGACGATCGTGATTTTTATCGTGTAGACATTCTGGATACTGCCGCCTGTCAACCTAACATTCACCACCGTGCCACCGCTGATGTTGACATCTGTGTTGGCATCTGTAGGTAGTTCTAGCGGACTGGCATCACCTGATACCGTGCTGATAGAAACCGTAGCGGAAGCCACGCTGTCCCCAGCATTAAGATAGTCTGTGAAGTCTAGACCGTATTGTATATTGCTGTCCGGATCTTTCGTGGCATAGATGCCATCGCGATCCGATCTAAATCCCGTCAAGTTCGCCATTACGCCTCTGCCCTCTCTTTAGGTGTGCTGAATCTGTTTGAAATAGGTGCCACTCTCAACTTAAATCTCCTTGTTTCTTGATCGACAATGTATAGTCTTGTCTCTGCCGCAACTTTATTTACTCTAATTTCTTGATCAACTAATGTTATGTTAGATTCTCTTGGTATAACCGCCGTCCTAGTCTCTGCCGGCACGGTAAAGATGTTGTAAGGATCCGCCTGGTAGAACAACTTCGCTGTGGTCAACTGCGAAGCCAATGCCGGAAGGACGAATTGGTATGGACCTAATCGCCTGCTAGGAACCGTGTCCGGTTGTGTGAATGCGGCTGTTAGATTTAACTGGTAAGGTCCCCTACGGTGTGTAGGAGTGATATCTATGGCGAAACTAGAACTTAAAATGTTATCTTGGTCACTTATTATCGCGGCCGTTAACACCGGTGTGAACGCACCTGTTATAGCGATAACACTAGGTTGATCGAATATGACAGTATCGACCAGTGTAGGAGTGAATGCGTCTGTGATGACACAATCCACATCTATGATACCGTTTGCTGTGAAAGATGTCGTCACCGTGGCTGTCAAGTCTGCCTCGGCAGGTTCGTTTAGGCCGGCTAATGCTGTTACCGATGTGCTCGCGGATATATTAGATGACGCAGTTGGTTTGAATGTTGATACGATATCCCTAGTGAATACAGCCGCGATATTATAGGCCCTAGCCCATACATCTTGGTCCCATTCGTCCCAGGTCTCCAGTGCGGTATCCCACACATTATCTAGCCAGGTCTCCCAACTATCCTTGTCATCCCATTTCTCTTCTGCCGCGATCGCGATAGCATTAATCGTGTTCCAGGTGTATTCACCACCTATGTCATAGATGGCATTACCCTGTATGCTGTCTGTAGCCTCGGCGGCAAGAATGGTATCGCCCTGTATCTTGAATGTTGGCGAAACCGTGAAACTGAAATCACTGCTGTAACTCTCTGGATCTAATCTTACTAGGTTATCGGTAGATGCCAGTAGTTCCGTTATAACCGAAAGCGATCTAGATGAATCCGCTATGTAAGTTGGTGTGAAACTTATCGTTGCCACAGCATCCACATCACCGACACCAAATTTTAAAAGAACCGAATCATCTGTGATAGTGGCCGTGCTGGTGATATCCGACTCAGCAAATTTCGTTACTGTGCCAATTGCTTCAATAGTGGCCGTGCTGGTGATTGGATCTATTGTGTCATTGCCAACCCCATCTATAAAAATATTATTGGCTTCCCATTTCCTATTGACATAAGGTCCATCCAATATTGGGACCGCTCTGATGACGGCCTGGTGGAGCCCGTTACTGTTTGAATTGCTGGTATCTAATTGTGTTGTGATAAAAGTGTCAGCGACTGGTAAGTCATTGACATTGGCAGTCTGCGTCGTAACGGCACTACCAGTCTGAGTAAAATTATTACTGCCCGAACTTACATCTGTTAAAAAAGGACCTGTTGAACTTGAACCTCCACCCAAGGCTGGGCCAAAAGTGAAATTGTTGGTATGGCTAACTCCAATACCTATACCAGCATTCTGAAGATCTACTTTTGCCCTGACACCATTGTATTCAACTATACAGCGATCCGCGGGAATGTTATAAACTGAATCAGCAGTTCTGAAATCAAGATTAAAACTGGCCTTTAAAGTTTTACTGCTTGGTGATGTATTAGATAAATCAACTAGAGCGTTGCTACCTGAAATTGACCAAGTTTTACCACTGCCTGATTGGGTTATTGAAGTGGGAGTCTGATCAGCCGCACCAAAATCATTCTGCTCACGCCTTATAACTGTATAGGTAGTCATCTAGATGACCCTCCAGTTATTACGCTAGACTTATAGATAGGTTGCCTGAACTGATAGTGAACTGGTCCCCGGAACTCACCGTCTTGTTGGTTGTGAGTGCTCCGAAGAATAATACATTATCCGCACCGGTCGTGTTACCGTCCATAAGTGCTAGGTGTGTTACCACATTGCCGCTTGATCCAGCGGTATCATAATCCGCGGTCGCTACCGGGAAAGAAACCGTTGCGTTCGAACTGATCGTTCCTGTTGTGGCCGCACCCGCGTTAGCGAATGTGATTGCTTGTCTGGCGTATGATCCGTTGTTTATCTCGTAGTATCCGAACTTGGCCGTTGTGTCCGTGCCTGAAGTGTTTGACTCTAGGGCCGCCGCAACACCTGAGCCTGAATCTGCGAATAGTGCCACATACACCGTTGCTGGTGGAGTGTAGCCTCTTCCTGAACCTACTGTTAAAGATCCATTGCCAAAATTTAAAACGTGATCTAGAAGTTTATCTTCTAAGTAGTCTGACGCTGATGACATAATTTTTTTCTCCTTGTTGTAATATTACCTAAGTATTTATTGGATCGTTGTGGATCACTCGTCTGTATCGTTGAAAGGATCCCTCTTCCTAAGTTCCGCCAGTTTCTTCTTGAACTCTTGGTTGCTTTTATACCAATCAATTGGTGATCTGATGATCTTGTATATTTTCTGTAAGATATGCTTCATTAACTTGCCGCTGATAATTTTGTTTTAAGAAGGTTAGCGTCATCAGTGTCTGTGGCCTCGATCTGCCTCCAAACACCATCTACCTGTTTCTCGAACTTGTAAGACATCCTCCATATTGGTGTGCCTGAATCTACTGAATGTTGTATCACGGTATCTATCACGGTTGATAGATCTGCGTTTTCAACATCATTGGTTATGTCATAATTCGCTCTATACATTAATTGGTGCCTCCTGATCCTGGTC